GGGATACTTCGGCAGGCGCGTAAGTCGTGGTCGTGGCAGGGTGTCCTCTTTGGGCTCTGGGTTGTTCGGTGTGCGGTTTGTGGCTGTCGGGCTACCTCCTTCCTGTCTCGCGTTGCGCTTGTGTCTCTGTGGGGCGCTGAGAGCTCGCCACCCGTCCCGCCTTTGACATAATCCCTGGTAGACAGCCTGCAGCCGTTACGGTACACTGAGCTCATGCGAAGCTGCCTGCACTGTTCAGGACCGATCTCCCCACTTAAGCGAGGAGATGCCAGGTACTGCTCCACCCGCTGCCGTGTTGCGGCTCACCGAGCGAGCGCACTACTGCCCTTCGAGCTCACCGAGCGCCCTCGCTGGCTTCGCCATACTGCCAGGAAAGTGCCCCTGACTGTTGATGGCGATGCGGCATCTAGCACCAACCCCGCCACATGGGCGCCGTTCTCGTTGGCGGCGGCGTCCACTGCCGGCGTCGGCCTCGGGTTTGCACTCAACGGCGACGGCGTGGTGTGCGTCGACATCGACCACTGTCTCGTTGACGGCATCCCCACCTCGGACACACAGCGGCTACTCGACATGATTCCTGACACTTACGTTGAGGTCTCCCCGTCTGGCGATGGCCTGCACGTCTGGGGCTTCGCTTCATTATCCGAGTGGGCGGGGGGCGTGAAGATTTGCCTAGCTGGCGTCGCTGTGGAGTTCTACAGAGATCGCCGCTATCTCACCGTTACGGGCAAAGCGCTCTCATCCACCCGCCGCCTGGCTGACCTGTCGGGGGTGTTCCCCAAACCCGACTGACCCATGCAAGGGAGGCCGTTCCTTTGACTCGCACTGGACGACCCCCCAAGCCGATCGAGCATAAACGCCGCATCGGTAACCCTGGCAAGCGCAGCCTGCCATCGGTCGGGAATCTCGCGGCGGTCCCCGCCGTCGACGCCGTCCCGTCAGACCTGGACCCGGCCGAGACGTTCGCGACGATTCTGGCTGACGGGAAAGTGTGGCTTGCTTCCACTGACTCGGTGGCGCTCGCGTTGCTCCGCGAATCGCTCGAGGAACGCACCCAACTTCGCGAGGTGCTGTTCGCGACGCAGTCAATGGACGCCCGCAAGGCTTTGAGAGATCTCGATAAGCAGATCATTTCTCAGTTGTCGGTCCTCGGGTTCGATCCGGCGGCCCGTTCTCGTCTCGGTTTGGCTGAGGTAAAGGCGGCTTCGACGTTGGAAAGGTTGCGGTCGCAGCGTGGCACGTAGCGTTCCTGGTTGGCCTCCCCGTTATTGCACTCTGAGTCCGACTGCCCGGACCCGTTCCCGTGGCGGCGATGCCGCCGAGTTCATCAATGCTTACGCTCGCGTAACGAAGGCAAGTGTTGGTGGTAGCGCCGGTGACCTGATTCGTCTGCGGTTGTGGCAGGAGAAACTGCTCGACGGGTTGCTAGCGGAGGACGCAGCCGGGCGGCTTCGTCACCGGGCGGCGTTGATCGGGATGGCACGCAAGAACGGCAAGTCTGCTCTGGGCGCAGGTTTGGCTCTGTGGTCGCTGTTTCTGGGCGATGCTGGCGGCGAGGTTTACTCTGCGGCTGGCACCCGTGACCAGGCCCGCATCGTGTTCGGCGCCGCTCGTCGCATGGTCGAGCTCGACGAGGAGCTTTCCGGCACGGCCAAGGTTTACCGTGACGCCATTGAGGTGCCGGCGTCGGGTTCGGTGTACCGGGTCTTGTCGCGTGAAGCGGGCGCCTCTGAGGGGTTGTCTCCGACGTTCGTGGTGTTTGACGAGGTCCACGTCCAACCTGACGACGAGCTATGGAACGTGATGCAGTTAGGTGCGGGTGCCCGACGTGAACCGATGCTGCTCGGCATCACCACCGCCGGTGCCAGGACCGACGCCCACGGTCGCGACTCGTTGTGTTACGGGTTGTATCAGCACGGCAAGAAGGTTGTTGCCGGTGAGGTTGAGGACCCGTCGTTCTTCTTTGCATGGTGGGAACCTGTGGCCGGTGTCGAAGCCGACCACCATGACCCGAAAGTCTGGAGGGAATCGAACCCCGGGCTTGACGATATTTGTGCGCTGGAGGATTTCCGCTCGACGATAAACCGGACTCCGGAGGCGGAGTTCCGCACGAAACGGACGAACGTGTGGACGGTTGGTAACACTGCCGCTTTGCCTCACGGGTCGTGGGATCGTCTCGCCGCCCCCGACCGTGTCATCGACCCTGACGCCCGTGTGGTGCTCATGGCTGACGGTTCGTGGTCCGGTGACTCAACCGCCATTCTCGGTATCACGGTCGAGGAATCCCCGCATGTGTGGGTTGTCGATTTGTGGGAGAAGCCGCCGGATGTCAAAGAGTGGCGGGTCCCTGTCGTCGACGTCGAGAACGCGTTGCGTGCCACCACCCGGGATCTGCCGGTCGCCGAGGTGGGGATGGACCCTTACCGCTGGCAGCGGTCGATGAGTGTCCTCGAGGACGAAGGGCTCCCAATGGTCGAGTACTCGATGGGTTCGGTTGAGCGAATGGTGAAGGCGTGGAAGTTGTTTTATGACCTGGTCCTCGACGCCGGGTTTACCCATTCCGGTGACCCGCGTCTGGCCCGCCACATCGCCAACATGACCTTAAAGATTGATTCCCGCGGGGCGCGTCCGACGAAAGAGTCGAAGGTATCGGAGCGGCACATTGACCTCGGCGTCTGCACTGTCGCCGGTCTCGACCGTGCCGTCTGGCATCTGACAGCTAAGAGCGCTGCACCGCCCGCCCCGTTCGTGATGATCGGCTGAGAGGAACCCCCGTTGCGTCTACTCGATCTGTTCCTCCTCGCTGGTGCCGCCCTTGTTGTTGCCGGGGTGTTCCTGGTGTCGTTGCCTGCTGCGCTGATCGCCGCCGGTTTCCTGTGTGTGTCGGCGTGGGTTCTGTTCGACGATCGCGGTGACACGTGAAGTTGCGTGGTGCGTTGCGTTCGGTCGCCAGGGTGGGCGAGGAACGCATGACGCTGGACGACCTCGCCGCGCAGATCTCGACGTTTGGTTTCGGTGGGAACACGTACGGGGTCGGGTTCTCATGGTCGCGGTCTTCGCAGACCGCCGAGTTGCCGGTGGCGCTCGCCCCGTACGCGTCGGCGTTGTTCGGATGCCCGCCCGCTTTCGCGGCCCAGCTGGTTCGAGGTGAGCTGATAGCACAGGTCGAGCTCGTTCACCAGGCCGCCCGGGGAACCGATAAGGCCGGGCAGATCACCGGTGCTGTCGACCCGATCCTCGACGCGTTCGTGATGGCCGGGAACTTGGAGCGGATGGAATGGCACGCCGGGCTTTCCGGCACCGCTTATGTTCACCGTTCACCTGCTGGGCTCCGCCTGTTGCAACCCGACCGGGTGACTGTGGTGCTCGGCTCTAACCGGCAGATGGCAGACCCCCGTTTCGCTCTTGACGCAGAGGTTGCTGCGTACCGGTACGAGGAAGCCGCCGGCCGGTTCGTGACCCTGATGCCGGAGGACGTTTCGGCGTGGGCGCCGATCCCCGACCCGTTGAGCCCGTGGCGTGGCATGTCGTGGCTGACGCCGGTGGTACGCGAGATCCAAGGCGACCGCCTAGCCACCGAACACAAGCTCAAGTTTTTCGAGAACGCCGGCACACCGAACCTTGTGTTCTCTCTTGATAAGGACGTGACACCGGAGCAGTTGCGGGCGTTCAAGGCTGCGACAGACGACGCCACCGCCGGCGTTCAGAACGCTTACAAAAACCTGTACCTCGGCGGCGGCGCTGACGTGACAGTTGTAGGCGCCGACCTGAAGCAGATGGATTTCACCTCGACGCAAGCAACCGGAGAGAACCGGATAGCTGTGGCGTCGCGTGTCCCCGCATCGCTGCTCGGTATCAAAGAGGGGCTACAAGGGTCGACGCTCAACGCGGGGAACTACGGCATGGCCCGCCGTTCGCTCGCTGATACGTGGCTGTACGCAAACCTTAAGTCGCTCTGTGCGTGCCTGGAACGCCTTGTGCCGACCCCGTCGGGGTCGAAGATGGGATGGGACCCGAATCTCCCGTTTCTGCGTGAGGACGCAAAGGACGCCGCCGACATTGCCCGCATTGTGGCGGGCGCCATTTCGCAGTATGTACGCGAGGGGTTCACGTCCGAGTCTGCTGTCGCTTCGGTCGTAGCCAACGATCCCCGTCTGCTGGTCCACACCGGGCTTCTTTCGGTTCAGTTGCAACCCCCCGGTTTGTCGCCACCTGTCGACGCCGTGACCCCATAGCCCGAGGAGGGCGCCCCGTGGATTTCCCCCGCGATGATCTGACGCGCTCGGTCGAGTTCCGGGCCGAACCATCCGACGACGGTCTAACCCTCGAGGGTTACGCCGCCGTATTCAATTCGGTCACCCGGATCAGCGGGTGGGAAGGCGAGTTCTCCGAGCAGGTAGCGCCTGGCGCTTTCTCTAAGACGTTGTCCGAACGTGCTCCGGTCCTTCAGTTTGACCACGGTCACCACCCGCTTGTCGGGTCTATTCCGATCGGTGCGATTGAGACGCTACGCGAGGACGACAAGGGGCTGTTTGTTCGTGCCCGCCTCCACGACAACTGGTTGACCGAACCGGTACGCGACGCGATCCGGTCGGGTGCCATCACCGGAATGTCGTTCCGGTTTGCCGTTGTGAAGGACACCGTCACCACAGGTGACGATGGTCCGATGCGAACGATTAATGAGCTCAAGCTGTTCGAGTTGGGTCCCGTCGTGTTCCCCGCATACGAGGCCACGTCGGTCGGTGTGCGATCCATCGCCGCGACGTTGGCCGACCCGACCGCCCGGGCCGAACTGGCCCGAGCCCTTCTCAGCACTCCCCCCACCGAAGCCGGTTTGTCCACTTCGGTTGAGGAGCCGCTGCCCGACATGGAGCCGCTTACGCACTCCGGTCTCACCCAATCCGAGCGGGCACGTGTGCTCGCCCTACTCCATTAGGAGTCCACCATGACCATTGACGAGATCCGTGCGGCTATCGAGTTCCTCGACGCCGCCCTCCGCGACATCCACACCGGTGCCGAAGGCCGTGACCTTGACGCCCCCGAGCAGTCCAGCTTTGACGACGGGCTCGCTGAGCGCGCCCGCCTCGTCGCCCTTGTCGAGCGTCACAACAAGATTGAGACGCTTGCCGCCATCCCCGCCGCTGTTGTGGCCCCTACCTCCCCCGAGGTCATCGTGCGAGACAACCCGTTTGATCTGTCCACCCTCACCGTGTCGTCGACCGCTGACGAGTACCGCTCGAAGGCCCTCGGCGCGATCGAGCAGGTTTCCGGTCTCACCGACGCTCACCGCGAGCAGGCCGAGGCGATCGTCCGTAACCTTCCCGCCTCTGTCGCTCAGCGTGTCGTGCTCACCGGTTCGCCGGCTTACCGCTCCGCCTTCCAGAAGGTGGCTGGTGGTCGCCCCGAGTTCCTGACCTCCGACGAGCGTCAGGCCCTCGAGACCTACGAGCGGGCCGCGTCGCTGACCGGCTCGGCCGGCGGGTTCGCTGTGCCGTTCACGCTTGACCCGACGATCATCGACACCGGTGTCAACAGCACCAACCCGTTCCGTCAGATCAGCCGGATTGTGCAGACCGTTACGAACAGTTGGAACGGTGTGTCGTCTGCCGGTGTCACTGCGTCGTGGGATGGTGAAGCCGTTGAGGTGTCCGACGACGCCCCGACGATCGCCCAGGCAGCGATCCCCGTTTACAAGGGCCAGGCGTTCGTCCCGTTCTCCGTTGAAATCGGCGGCGATTGGGCGAACATGGAAGCCGACGTGCGTCTGATGATCCAGACAGCGAAGGACAACCTGGAAGGCGAAGCGTTCGTTTCCGGCAACGGCACGACCGCACCGCAGGGCATCACCGTCGCCCTCGACGGGACCGCTTCGGAAATCGCCCCGACGACCGCAGAGGCGTTTGCTGTCGCTGACGTCTACAAGGTCGAAGGCGCACTGAAGGCTTCCGCCCGCGCTAACGCTTCTTGGATCGGGAACAAGGCGTTCTACAACGCCATCCGCCAGTTTGACACCGCCGGCGGCGCCGGGTTGTGGGAGCGCATTGGCGCCGGTCAGCCTCAAGAGCTGCTTGGCTACGAGGCGTACGAGGTTTCCAACATGGACGGTGTGCTTCCGAACGCCGCCGTTTCTGCCGACAACTTCGGTCTCATCATCGGCGATTTCTCCAAGTTCGTCATTGCCGACCGGATCGGACTGAACGTAGAGCTTGTGCCGCACCTGTTCGCGACGGGCAACAACCGCCCGTCCGGGCAGCGCGGTTTCCTCGCTTGGTGGCGAGTGGGCGCCGAGGTTGTTGACGTTTCGAGCTTCGCCATGCTCAGCATTCCCACCACTGCCTGATCCCCTAGGCACGTGGTACTTGTAGGCCGGGCGGGGAAGACCTCCTCCCTTTTCCCCGCCCCGCCTACCCCCGACGACAGGAGAACCCCCGCATGTTCCAGGCCGTAACGTCTTTTTGGATCGACGGCAGTCTCGTCTCCAAGGGCGCGATTGTTGCCGCCGACGACCCTATGGTCGTTCGTTGCGCCGC